GCACTAAACACAATCATTGATTCATCAATCGCAGACAGTACATTTGCTTCGATTGGTACTAAGGATTATGTCCTCGACGGTGGTACTGATATAGTACCAACAGGTGGTGACTTCTATACAAATGGTTACGACCAGTTCGCAGACCCACAAACCGTAGACATCTCACTCATTCTTGGTGGTCCACTCGAAGGTATCCAAGCGAAGCAGTTGGTTGAAATGTGTGATGCGAGAAAGGATGCAGTTGCATTCATCTCGCCAGCAAAGAATTGTGTTCTGACAGGTAGCAATTCACCAAAATCAAGTGCAGTTGCAACTGCCAATATTATTGGTTACAGAACTGGTGTGAATGCAACATCGTTCGGTGGAGATACCGATTACAGCAGCAACAATGTGAATGTTTCGTCTTCCTATGGATTCCTTGACTCTGGTTGGAAGTATATGTATGACCGTTATAACGATATCTTCCGATTCGTTCCTCTCAACGGTGACATGGGTGGTCTTGCTGCAAGATCAGATGATGTTGCAGAACCTTGGTTCTCACCCGCAGGTTTCAACCGTGGTCAGGTCCGTAATGTTGTGAAACTCGCATTCAACCCAGTTCAGACACAGAGAGATAATCTCTACTCAAGTCAGGTCAACTCTGTTTGTGCGTTCCCCGGTGAGGGCACAGTCCTCTTCGGTGACAAGACAATGCAGAGCAAACCAAGTGCGTTTGACAGACTCAATGTTCGTAGACTCTTCATCGTCATTGAGAAGGCAATCGCAACTGCATCGAAGTTCCAACTCTTCGAACAGAATGACGCATTTACCCGTGCATCGTTCAGACAGTTGATTGAACCATTCCTCCGTGATGTTCAATCGAGAAGAGGTATTCAAGACTTCAAGGTTGTCTGTGACGAGTCAAACAACACAGGTGAAGTCATTGATAGAAATGAGTTTGTCGCTGATATCTTCATCAAACCAACTCGCTCGATCAACTACATCACCCTGAACTTTGTCGCAACTAGAACCGACATTGACTTCGATGAAATTGGTGGATCTGTGTGATTCGTTATAGATATACAAGGAGAAATTACACATGAACATCGAACGATTCAAGTCAGCACTAAACACAGGAGGCGTTCGTCCCGCATTCTTCCGCGTTCAGGGAAGAATCGGGCGAACCTCCCTGCCTGATAAAGTCGGTTTCTTGGTCAAGGCAGCATCTCTTCCCAACACAGAGTTGGGAGAGATCGTTGTCGATTATCGTGGCAGATCGTTGAAACTCCCCGGTCGTCGTACATACGGCGACTGGGATATCACCATTCTTTCTGATGGTGAATTTGAATTGAGAAATGCGTTCGAAAGATGGGCGAATGACCTCAACTCTGCGGTCGGTAACATCGCCACCGAAGAACACAATCTCAACAATGTATTGTTCCCAAACTGGTCGCTCGACCAACTCAACCGCAAGGGGGAACCAATCAAAACCTACACTATGTTCCACTGTTGGCCAAAGACAGTTTCGCCAATTGAAGTTTCTTATGATAATGAAGCGTTGGCAGAATTTACCGTGACTCTTACTTACTCGTACTTCCTCACTAATGATGGTACTGACGAGAGAGTTCCTCTCGGTGATGCTGCCTTCCCCGGTGAGTGATTCTAACGAGAGGTAAGTTATGCCGATTGACCTATTTGGTTTTTCCATTGGACGCAAAAGACCTTCACCTACCCTTGATCCTAATCAAAACGTCAAGGAGGTGAAGTCTTTTGTACCCCCAATGATTGATGATGCCGGTTATATTGATGCCGGTGGTTATTATGGTGCATATTTAGATTTCGAAGGCATTTTCAAGACAGAAAGTGACTACATCGCCAAGTATCGAGAGATGGCGATGCACCCAGAAGTTGAAAGTGCAGTCGAAGATATTTGTAATGAAGCAGTTGTTTACGATGATAGAAAAAAGTCTGTCAGTATTATTTTAGACAACGTACGGGTATCAGACCAAATCAAAAGACAAGTATCTGATCAGTTCGAGCATCTGATGAGACTTCTTGACTTCTCAAACAAAGGTTACGAGATTTTCCGCAGATGGTTCATAGATGGTAAGGGTTATTACCACATCATCATAGACAAAGAAAATCCCAAAAAGGGTATTGTTGAACTAAGAACAATTGACGCGAGAAAAATCAAAAAGATGGTCGAAGTCGTCAAAGAGACGGACGAAAAGACCAAAACCAAATTCATCAAAGAAGTTCGAGAATACTACATTTACAGAGAGAAACCCGGTGAAACAACTGGACTGAAACTCTCACCAGAAGCGATTTGTTACTACCACTCGGGTCTGTTTGATCCCGGTAATAACAGAGCAATCAGTTATCTTCACAAGGCAATCAAACCACTCAACCAACTTCGAATGATTGAGGATGCGGTGGTAATCTATCGAATCTCCCGTGCCCCCGAACGAAGAATCTTCTATGTGGATGTCGGTTCGCTACCGAAGAACAAGGCAGAAGCATATGTTCGTGATCTTATGAACCGCTATCGCAACAAACTTGTCTATGATGCAACCACAGGTGAGATTCGCGATGATAAGAAGTTCATGTCTGCACTCGAAGATTATTGGTTGCCTCGTCGAGAAGGTGGTAAAGGTACAGAAATTCAAACACTCGATGGTGGTCAGAACCTCGGTGAAATGGAAGACGTAGATTACTTTAAGAAGAGACTATACCAAGCACTCAACGTGCCAGTATCAAGACTCGAAGCAGACAACGGATTCAACATGGGCCGTTCTGCTGAGATTTCCAGAGACGAAGTAAAGTTTTATAAGTTTATCGAAAGGCTCCGTGTCAAATTCAGCGAACTCTTCATCAATCTTCTCAGAACCCAACTGGTTCTCAAGGGAGTTATGAGCAAAGAAGAGTTTGAAGAACTCGCACATGATGTTCTCTTTGAATACAATCGCGACAACTACTTCAGTGAACTGAAGGAAACAGAAATCATGAAGGAGCGGTTGGAAATGATGCGAGAAATCGGAGAATTCATCGGTCAATTCTTCTCCAAGGAATATGTTTACAAGAAGATTATGAAGTTGACAGATGAAGAGGCTGATGAAATGAAGAAACAGATAGATAAAGAAAGAGAAGAAGATCCACCACTAGATGATGAAATGGGAGGCCCAAATGCCAGAAGATGATTATAGAGATATGTTTAAAGCCGTTGTGAACTCTAGCATTGTAGATTTTGAAGACGCTTTCAACAAGGCGATTTCTTCAAAGGTCTCGGAAAGACTCCGTGACAAGGAGATGTCCATTTCATCGTCTTTAATGAACTCAAACGATCCAGAAGAAGGAGATCACGAAGATGATTCAGAAGATATTTGAAGCAGCGATGCTCGGAAACATTTCCGACTTCGAGGAACTGCTTACAAAAGAACTCAATCGAAGAATCCATGAACAAATCGAACTTCGCGTCAATGACACCATTGACGCCGCTTATAATGTGTGTGAAGACTGTGATTGGGACGATGAAGATGATACATGGACCGATGAGGATGTGGATGAGGCATACTTCGATGAAAATGAAGATGATCCATATGAAGACGAAGAACTGGATGAAGAAAGCGATCACGATGCCCGTGAACTTCATCTATACGCATCTAACCATGCCGATCTTCATCGTCAACGTATGACTCCTATTCATAAGAACCTTCGCAACAAGCAAGCAGCAGGAACTTACGACAGCGATAAGGCACACAAGGCCTTCGGTCATGCTGCCAAAGATGCTGCTGATCGTTACCACAAGGAACACGGTCATCGCTTCTCCAAGGCAACACGCGACAGAGTTGCTGCCAAGATGAGAGATGAGTTCGAGCGAGATTCAGCGGATGGAGAACACGATCACCTTCTTCACAAGAAGCATCAGAAGAAGAAAAATGAGTCAGTCGAACACCTCGATGAAATGAGGCCACATGGTATGAACTTGAGCGTTGGAAGTATTCAGGATACTCCATCCATGAAGAGATACTACGCTAAACTCGCGGCGGAGCGTGAAGCAAGAGCGGCGAAAGCGGGAAAACCGTTACCAAAACCAAGTGATGATCTCAAGGGTGGAAAGCGACCCGAGAAGAAACTCGAATCAGTCGAATATGTTGATGAAGTTGTTACTCGCAGCAGAACCTATGTCTCACCAAGAGATGCTGGAAGTGGTGATCACCACGTTATTGCTGGTTCTGGTGGAAAGGGTGAGCCTCTTTACGTCAGTCGTAGGTCTGGTCGATCTGGCATGACAGTCACATCTGATAGAAGTAAGGCAACACGTTTCAGCAAGGATGAGGCAGAAAAGTTCGCCAGTCAGAATAAGGGTCGTAAAGCCGTAAAGGCAGAAGAATCATTTGATCACTTTGATGAAGGCAAACTAGTTGATCGTGTGATGAAGAAGCGTAAGGAACTCAAGAATAAAGGCACTATTAGCGGAACGGATGGTTATTGATATGGACATGAATATGTTTTTTAGTTGGGTTAACAACATGAGGCAAACAGGTGAGGGAAAAGACAATTACCAGAAGCATCAGAACATGACTGGTGAGATGTCACAGAATGGCTGGCGTCCAGAGCCTAAAAAATTAGAAGACGTTATCAAGAATATCATTGACAAAGACTAACAAATAAGGTATATTTACATCATGCTTTACCAAGGTAATTTTATCCATGAAATGGTGACGGACATCGAGCCACTTGAGTCGTCACAAGACTCAAGTGGCCGTTTTTATAATACTCCATACGGCAAGATGGCCAGCGTAACTACGGTTACAGGCTGGGAAAAGCAAAAGTTCTTTGCCGAGTGGAGAAAGAACAATCCAGAAGAATCAAAGAGAGTTTGTGCTAGAGGTAACTATCTTCACAACGCTATCGAGAAATATCTTCTAAATGAGCCTGTATTGGAAGATGATCTTCCAAACAACAGTAAATATCTGTTTGCTCAGATGAAAGATAGTCTCGATAAAATCAACAATATTCGTGCGTTGGAGGCTCCTCTGTGGAGTCGTGCTACCAATTTGGCGGGTCGTGTTGACTGTGTTGCAGAGTATGAAGGCGAACTGTCTATCATCGACTTCAAGGGTTCGACTCGCAAGAAGAGAATACGAGATATTGATAACTACTTCATGCAAGCAACAGCATATGCAATTGCATGGCAAGAGAGAACGGGTCAGCCAGTTGATCAAATTGTTATTCTTATCGCATCCGAAGATGGTGCCAATCAGGTGTTCAGATCAACACCACAACTACATACTGAGGCACTACTCAAAGCAATTAAGAAATACAACGAACACTTTGCATCAACACTGGAAGAACTATGCTAAACTTTTCTTCATATCTCACTGAAGCAAAAAACACACATCTTACACACGCAGCAGATTTATCCTTCGAGGGATATGCTCGTACGAATGTTGCCATTGGTTTCATTGAAAGTGTGGCAACTATGTTGCAGTCATCAAGTAAGTCAAAGATGAATGTTACTCGCAAGTGGGATGGTGCGCCCGCAGTATTCTGTGGTATTCATCCAGATACCAATAAGTTTTTCGTAGGAACCAAAAGTGTTTTCAACAAGGTTCCAAAGATTAACTACACAAACTCAGATATTGATAAAAACCACGGACATGCGCCAGGTCTAACATCAAAACTAAAGATTGCTCTCAAGAATCTCAAGACCGTAGTTGTCGGTGGTATCTATCAGGGTGATTTACTTTATACAAAAGAAGATCTAACAGATGAAACCATC